GAAAGGAGTATTGGTTCATGCAAGTAAAGCAACCAAACTTAAACGACATATTTGTCCTACCTAACCCAGGTTTGCGGGCCTACTTGGTGCACGTAAAAGAGGGTAACCCTGCGGACTACCGTCCGCCCTTCTGGAAGGGCTTGTCCAGAAGCTCAGTCTTGTCAAAGTGGCTGAGTCACTATCAGGCCAGTCCCGTGTTCAGCCGATATCCCGGACTGACAGCCTTTGAACTCGAAATGAAGGATAAGGTTGGGCCTATGAGCGTTCAGTTACCTCTAGCTGAACGGATGGAATCCATCGAGTCGTACTACGCTACTCGCAATAGCGTACCCATTGATGCTGATGCGATTAAGGCAACAGTGGGATTCTTTTCACAGATTAGAGGTGTGAGAGCTAGATCGGTCGCGCACACATGGGAGAACATGCGTAAAGATACTAACTCCGGCAATCCTTTGTTCACTAAACGGAGGAATGTGTCACTGGACTACATCCAGGCTAGTTACATTAAGGGAGGCAGGATTTACACGCCTGATGGCGATTTTGATCTTGTCGCAGTGCTAGGCTGGCGTGGACAGGAAGGTGGGATTGAAGAAGCTGATGTGAAACAGCGAGTAATTTGGATGATGTCTTTACTCCTTAACGTCGCCGAGTTACGGTTCTACCAACCCGCAGTTGTGGCGGTACAAAAGCACAACCTGATTCCAGCCTATGTCAGTATGGAAGCTGTGGATAAGGAAGTGACATTACTGTTCGACACCGCACATGGTGAAGATGTCATATGCACTGACTTTTCCAAGTTTGACCAGCACTTTAATGCTGACATGCAGTCTGCCGCTGCTCAAATTGAAGGCGAGTTGTTCACTGGCTCAAGTGATTGGATCAGAACTATCTTCCCACTCAAGTTCAACGTGCCTTTGTTGTGTTCGGAAGATATCATGTTTGTTGGACCGCACGGGATGGGTTCAGGTTCCGGTGGTACTAACTTCGATGAGTGCATGGCGCATAAAGCGCTACAGTTTGAGGCTGCATTACGGTCGGGTCAAAAGCTGAATGTGCATTCTATGGCATATGGTGACGATGGGATTCTTACGTTCCCCGGCATTACAGTTGAACAAATTAAATCGACATATGAACGACATGGTCAAGAGATGAATCCTGACAAGCAGTATGTGTCGAAAACCGACTGTGTGGTGTTACGCCGTTGGCACTCAACGGATTATCGCGATGAACGTGGCACCATGTTGGGTGTGTATTCTACCTTCCGAGCTCTAGGTAGGCTGCTAGCCCAAGAAAGATTCTACGATCCTAAGTCGTGGGGTCCTGAACAAGTGACTCTCAGAGCTTGGTCCATCCTAGAGAACTGTAAGAACCACCCTTTGTTCGAACAGTTTGTGGACTTCTGCATGACAGGGGATAAATATCGGTTAGGGATAGATATTCCAGGATTCCTTGAGAATGTGAGTAAAATCGCTCAGGAGTCTATCGACAACATGCCGGACTTTCTAGGTTTCACTAAAACACAACAAGGCTTTAAGCCTGGTGGCATCAAAGAATGGAGGATTTATAAATATGTCACTCAAATCGCGCACGCGCGCTAGCGCTACGCTCCCTCACTCCAGCGTTATACTGGCTTTCCCAGGCATGGGAAAGACGCCGCTTGCT